TTCATATTACTCCTTAATTGCAAACATAAATAACATTGTCGCCTGCTGTATCAGTGGAAAAATAAACTAAATTTAAGTTTGATATTGATACATTGTTCCAAGGCATACCGGGTGCAAGCTCTACGCCTTTATTTGCGCCTGATGCATTAGTAACAGTAATGCCACCACCATAAATTGAACCTGCATTAACTGTATCAGCTTGAAACGTACAAGAAGTGATAGCAAGAGCAGGCATTTGAGTTCTATCGGCTGCACCTGCGTCAGGAATATCAACAAGAGCATTAGTTATTGTAGCGCCAACACCCGGAACGATTGCTATATTTAAACTTCCATCATTGTTGACTCGTAAAACTTGTGCTTCGCCTGTAGCATCAGAACCGCCAACTGGTGTCATTGTTGCATGTTCCAGAGGAACAAAAACTTGTTCTGCATATATATATAATGGTATAAGTAGTATTATAAACATTAATGCGGGAATAAAATTCTTTAATTTCAACATATAAACTCCTTTTACTTTTCTGCTTCTCTTGCTTCGATTTCTAGTGGCATGTTTCTATAGCCATATTTAACGTATTGATAAAAATACAAAACTATAAAACCTATTATATAATATCTTTTCCATTGTTCCACGTGTTTTTTTTCATGCTTGATTAAATTGACCTTAGTTGCTTCTTTTGGTGGCCAAATAAATATAAGTGTCCAGATAGTTATACCAACTATATTCTTTTCAAATAAATTGGGTATTTTCAAAACCCATTTTGCAAATTTATTTGTTATTATCATATTAAAACGCACCACCTGCCGCTGAATATGGTTTATTGGTTGCAAAACTAAATCTATATGTTCTTATTGAACCTGCACCAGCTTCCGATAAAACTATATCAGTTCCGTTGATAGTGGTTAAAGTTGGTGTGCTAATACCTCCTGCAACAATATACTCATTACTCATATAAGCCCAATCAGTTCCATCAAATCTATATATTCTTAAATCATCATCTGTTTGATCTACAAGTGCAATATCAGTAGAATTTAAAGCTGTAATTGCAGGAGTTAAAATTCCGGCAGTAATATTAAGATCATTACCTACTTGTGCCCAATCTGTTCCATCAAAACGATAAACTCTAAGATCTTCATTTGTACCATCTATAAAAGCAATGTCTGTACTATTCAAAGTGGTAATTGCTATTCCACCTGCAACTCCTGCAATATTAAGATCATTACCTACTTGTGCCCAATCAGTTCCATCAAATCTATACATTCGTAAATCATCATTTGTACTATCTATAAAAGCAATGTCTGTTGCGTTTAATGCTGTTATTGCTATATTGGCTATTCCTGCAATATTAAGATCATTACCTACTTGTGCCCAATCTGTTCCATCAAAACGATAAACTCTAAGATCTTCATTACCTGTATCAATAAAAGCAACATCAGTACTACTTAAAGCTGTTAATTTAGGGTCTACAACACCTGCAATATTCAAGTCATTACCTCTTTGAGCCCAATTTAAACTATTACTAAATCTATAAACACGCAAATCATCGTTTGTGGCATCTATATAAGCTATATCTGTAAATTCTGTTTCAGTACCACTTAAAGCAGTTATTGCAGGAGCTCCACTTCCTGCAATGATTTCGGCATTTCCTAACAATGCGGCTTGTATCCAATGCAATAATCTTCCGCCTGTGGTATCGTCCAAATGTGCATGATTGCCTGCTGTTGCTACAGATAGAGCATTGGCCCATGTTAGAGTTCCACCTTCTGAAGCAGATACATGTGTATGAATACTTGTTCCTGCAAAAGTGAATGTATCTGCATTTTCTAGAATTTGATTTAATAAAGGAATTTCTAAAACAGTTCCACGCCTTCTAAATATAATTATTTCGTGTTCATTTGTATTCGCTGTTAAAGAACCTTCTGCAACTACAGAATAATTTCCGCTAGCAATAACTCCATAAGCCGCTGACGTTAATACTAAATCTGAATCATCAAATATTCCAACTAGCACTTCACCATCTGCAAGAGATAAAGCACTATCAGCAAGCGGAATACTATTTGTCCAAACATCAGCGCCAATTTTAAATATAAATTCTAGATCTTGAGTAAATGCAATATTAGGTGCGTTCCAAGTTAATACAGCATCACTTCTAAAAAGAATTGAAAACACCATATCTCTGTAATAATCACCAAAATCTAACCATTCTTTGATCTTTAAAAACAGCCAGTTCATCCATTGAAAAGGCGGCTTCTCTTGAGATAGCCAACCTGTTGATTTCTTGCCTGCTGATGGTTCTGTTGCATATAAAACATTGCCATCAGCCCATTGTGGTTTAGTCGGTTTTCCTAAAAGTCCTGCCATAACAAATCCTTTCTAAGCTGTTAATGATGCGAACTTCCCACCAACTGTTGGGTCTAGCAAATCGCCAAAACCTAACCCGTCTGGGTCGCCTGCAAACGTAAACATCGCACCTGCCTCATACCATCCAATACCTATAACTCTGACACCACCGGCTGCAACCAATTCCATAATATTTAATATTTCAGTTTGATTCGTGTAATCCAATTCGTAAATACTTAAATCATCATATTCAACATATCCTGCGGCTGCATGATCTGAACCAAAATCTATTGTTGTTGCAGTTGCTTGGAATATTATATCAAATTCATACCAATCTGCATAAGCAAAACCGGTGTAAAGTGTAACAGCGCCATTTATAACAACTGGAAGATTGCCTAAAGCATTTTCCATTCTAACGCGGCCATTGATAATATACCAATTCCCAATAGTTAATTGTGTTTGTCTTGCTGCCGGACTATTAACTGCATTATATGTAACTCGTAAACATTGCAGCCCTTCGTATGGAGTTGTTAGGCTTTTTGTCAAAGTTGCAGAATTAATAGCTGCCCAAAATCCAGTACCTGTCGTTTCCATATCTTCATCATCTAATAATTGAGAGCCTGTAATTGGTGCAGAACCACCGAAGATTGCAATTTCAGCCGGATAATGTTCTGTCAAATATGAAAGTGATGTTTCTGAAACTAAATTGAAAACACTTATAACATCTTGAGGTGTGCCTTTAGAAACATTCTGACCTATTTTCCCATACAACGCCAATCTATAGGCTGCATCGCTTCTACCACCCCTAGCCTTGCCTACAATCTCCCCTATTCCGTCTAATTGTTCGCCTGATGCAGCATCAAGGTTACGCAAAGCCAAAGCGTCGTACAGTACATCCTCAATGGTTTGAGCGCCTGTTATAAACGATTGTATGTATCCATTGATTAATGTCTTGTCAGAAAATTGACTTAACAATCTAAGTTTGCCATCGGCAACATGTGTGCTTATTTGTGTAGGCTCTAAAGCCATTTAAACCCCTTATGTAATATCAGTAATAATAATTCTGCTTGTATCCCAAGTTGAAATTTCATCAACGTCAATTTCTATATTATCGTCAGTGTGAGAAGTAGTAGCAATTTCACCATCAGGTTGAGATAATCCTGCTGTGCAACTATAATTTGACATTGGTGAAGGACTGCCTGCTGCTGCCGCTGTTACTGTTATTTCTCTTGCTGCCGTAACAGTTGCAGTTGCAACTAATGCCATTGCTTGTAATTGAGTTGCAAGATCTGTCATAGTTTGATTATGAGAAGCGTTATAAGGAACTTGAACAATTCCCGTACCTGCAACGTCAATGTCTATTAAATTACCTGCTACAAAATCAGCATCAACAGTCAACGTCTGAACTAGTGCTATATTAGTAATGGCAACTCTAAAATTAATATCTGTAATACCAATAACATCGTGGACTGGTTCATATAGTTCAGTCACGATAACATCGTTACTAATACTAAAATTAGTTTCTCCAAAAGCCAATACGTTCGTCTGAATAGAGGCATCACCTGTAGCCGGATAATCTGACGTCACAACAATATCAATTTCAATATAAATATCAATTTCAACAGGTCTTGAGAAATAAACAGTATGATCGAATCCTTGAGAATCAGTAACAACAACAGATGAACTACCATATGTTGCAATGCCTGCTGCCTTCGTATCCCAAATAGCGTCAGCAATATCAACATCAGTACCATCTAACACAACAGCTTCAACAGATTTTGCGGGTCTGCCTGCAAGATCAACTGCATTAGTATCATTCTCATATACGATGGCTGCTATGACATCATCTAAATCTAAGATCTCGGCTCTTATTGCATCAACTGTACCTGCACCCGGTGCTGCAAGTGTTTGTAATCTTCTTATTCTTAAAGCTGCATCAGTTTCAATTTCTGTGCCAACTTCTATATCCAAAGGATTTGTTACACTATCCCAACCCGCTAAAACACTTTCAATTACAGTTAATGAATCCGCAGGGGCTGCAACTGCGCCTGCTGTTTGAGCTATTACATCAATATCAACATTAGGATAAAGTCCTGCTACAGTTTCAACTATTGTTGTTGTAACAGGTGTTAATGCTATTGTTAAAGTGTTTGTATTGCCTTCTAAGATCATTGTATGAGGTTGTGAACCATCAGCACCTGCAAATGTTATAACAAAACCCGCTGCAAATGAGCCTGCAACTGTTACGGCTGATAAATTAGTCAATGCGTTTAAGGCATTTTGAACATCTATTGCAGCATCGCCAAATGCTATTGATGCCGTTTCTTCACCATCATAAATTAAAGTTAAAGCACCTGCATCTGGTGTTGCTGAAAATGTTAGTGTTTGAATTTCATCTGTTCCGGCTGCAATAGTTCCTGCTGCTGTTGTTTCAAATTTAGCATCTGCATTGCCATCAACTGACACAACTGAACTTATTGGAATGACAGTTGCTAGAGTACCACGCGCATTAATACTACCAATTGAATAAGTTGCAGCCAGTCTTTCAATGCCTGTAATGCCTGCAACCCAATCTAAACTAACGCCTTGTGCTGTATCTGGATACTGTGAATTATAACCTGCCTGTGATAATTCCCACAATAGCGCTTCACGTTCTGAAAATATACCAACAAGTTGGCCGAATACACTCTCAGGTTCTAAATTAATGCCATTGCCAAAATAAGATCTCAAAGATGTTTCTATTTCATCTTTAATAACCTCAAGACGTTTAATTACAAATCCTTCATCTGTTATGCCATAAGCCATTCTATACCTCGACTAAAGTGCTAAAATTAATTTCACCATCTTCTGAAATACATTTAAAATCAAAATCAAGCTGCCTATTAGTATTAAATTCCAAATTGAATTCTACTAATTCAATAATACCGGGTGTATTTAATATAACAGCCTTAAAAGCTGCTGAAACTGCTGCAAAACTTGGATTTTTTATCAATATATCTCTGAAATATGGAACACCAATGCTAGTATCGAGAAACCACTCGCCCAAAAAAGTAGAAATTCTGATCATAAGATGTTGTCTTTTAGAATCTAATCCACTTGTCAAAGTAACATCATTATCAGTTATTTCTATGTCGCCAGTTGTTTCAGATAGTTTTATATCCATAATTATACCAATGCTAAATTGTGAGTATCGCCTCTGCTATCAACTCCTGTTGCATTCCCAGAACCTGTTATATGCGAAACTACGTTATAAGCTACAGCCTCGGCCATTCTATCAGCCCAATTTTCAAACGAATATGTCGCATCGTCTAAATCTGTTAATATCGCGGCTTCCCAAGGCGATAATAATGTAATTAAATCAGCTCTAATGGCTGCTTTTAAAACTGCTCCGCTCATAGCCATAAATACCTCTCTCCATTTTACACCACAATTACTATCGTTCCAAGAATGTTCTTAATTTTCGCTCATCGTTTGCAAATTGTGGGTGCTGTAATGCTTGTAAACCAACTCCTGTTATTGTTCTTGCTTCTCGTATATGTTTTAAAACATCACTCAATACTGTTATTAACTCGTTTGTTTTATTTAATACTTGAACATGATTATTCTTTTTTAGTCTTATTTCGCTTTTATTATTATCGTCACCACCATTGTATATAATTACATCGTCTGAATTGTTAACTTTAACTGTATCATTGAATGGATATAAACCCGGATATGCTATCGCATCAGATAGATCATGGTTTCTAACATCATCAGGGTCAACATTGCCACCACTTGATAACCATTTCTCAAGTGATTTGTCAGAGAATATAAGCAATACATTGTCACCTTTTTGAATTGGCATATGTATATATGCTTTTCCGGCTCTTGGGTGTGCAACAGGCACGTTATAAATAACAGGAATATCAACAACAGTTCCATCCTTATACTTATGTTTAAGCAATGGTTGAACTGTAGCCTTCATTGAATCTTTGTCGTATTCAATAACAGTTGCAGGCATGGCAAATCTCAAATTTAATAAAGCTATGTCTATTGCTCTTTTAATTACATTTGAAAGAGTTGGTGTTGCTTCGTTTTGAGGATTTCTTTCCTCGTCAAAAAAAGTAAATTCCATAATTATTTATCCGTACATTCGCATTTGCTGACAAACTCACCTGAAAAAGAATCACCAGTATGAGTTACAGTCCTTAGTTTAAATGAACCTTTAATAAATTTACTATCTAAAAAAACACTTCTTCCGGGTCTTAATCGTGGTTGCAATAAAGATATAAACTCAACGCCCTTATCAGTTGCGCTTGGGCTGCCTATAAGACCGCTTGATGGGTTTATTTTTATAATATCATCGTTGGTTGTTTCATCTCTAGGCAATATTTGAAGCGTTTCGTCTTGTATAGACCATTCAAGATTATCTTTCTTCATTAGCATATCTAATTGTTTTCTAATCACGCCAGATAATGTAATGCCATTGGCATACTTGAATATCGGCAAGCCTTTCACGCTGCTTATAGGTAACTCCATTGCTTCTGATATTTCTGTGACAATTTGAACTGTGCTTATGCCTGCCGGATAGCCTTTATCGAATCTAGCGTTTCTATATGTATTATCCCCATCGCCAAGCTCAACAGTTGTAATAATATCCACTCTTTCATAAGTATCGATGGATTTTGTAACATCACCTTTGAATATAACAGCCTTCGTGTTTCTATAGCCTGCTTCTAAAACAACCCTCGTCTTGTCAGCTTTAAACAAAGCCCTCGATTGCTCGTTTAAGTTATATATTTGGATAGTTGATCTGTTTGGGTCTGCTTCGTTTGTCTTTTCAACATTGAATTTAATTCTTAGATCATCAGTTTCATTGTTTACAGACGCATTGATTATTTTAGGCAAACCGATTTTTGGAACTATTGTCAATATAGCTTTTCTTAAATATAAAATGTCTTTATCATTTATTAATATGCTAGGCATTAACTAGTTTCCTCATATACCAACAAAGAACTATCACCAAAAGAATCTCTATCAGCTTCTAAATAAGCGTTAGTAGAATCAAACAACATTAATAATCCTTGTGGCAATTCTGGTATTCTAAACCTCTGTAATATATTGTAATTGATATTTAATGGCACACCCATCAACAAATCATTTTCGTCAGCATCTTTTATATTAATATGCCATTTTTCAAGACGACTATTCCAAGTGAATTCTAAAACGTACGTATCGCCTTCAAGATCTGTTCTAAACTTAACCGAAGAATTATCATTGTTAATTGGTATTTTAATTATAGCCATTACTATAAATCCCCATAAAAGTTAAATATAGAGCCTGCGCCCTTGACTAGCTGTGTTGTGCTAGTAATAACATCATTGCTTGCTGCTATTGGATTCGTTGCAGGCACTACTTCTGAAACTAACCTTCCTAAATCAATTTGAATACCTCCTAGATACTCAATATCTGAACTTAAGGGCAATGCTGTTTTTCTAGTTCTAGCAACTACTATTTCTTTTAATGTAGCATTGAAATGAATTGCTTTTCCGGTCGTATTGTCCCTTCGAATTACTAAAGATTCAAAAGCCATGTTTCTATAGATTCTTAAACCTGTAATAATATCGAAAGGCTCGCGCTTATCTCTCATATCCATAAAGGTGTCATACGCATCGCTTGATCTATTATAAATGCCTGATATGTTTATAATGCTTGCATTGACACCATACAAACTCAATGGCGTATCAGTAACAACTCCATTCATAGATAATGTTAATGGCAAGTTTCGTATATGATCTGTTATATCTACGCCTTCTTCAACAGGGTTCGTTGTTATTTCTGAATTTGCTTCGTGCGATTCACTAACAGACGCATCTATAACAATGTTGCCTATCTCAGCTCTTTTCCTTCCAAATATAAAACTAAATAATTCAGCCATTTAATCACCTATTGAACTTGATACAAATCTCAAGTTGCGTTCATAATCAGTTTGCCATTCTTTTGCTACATCCCTTGCAAGATCTTTAGTTGACATTCCAGGTGCTGCATTAATATTAAAAACAGGCGCATTGCTTATTGAATTATTCTTAACAGTTGAACCACCTGATAAAGATTGCGCTGTTGGTTGTATGCTTTGCGTGTTAGTTTGAACTAACCCCGCTTGCATCTCTTGTATTTTAGATTTACTTAAAAATTCAGTAATTCCTAATTTATTTAAAAAATTGCTGAACTGATGTAATGGACTTAAAAGTTTAGTTAGCCATTGAAACCATTTTGGGAAAATATCTAACATGTCATTAAAAATATCTCTCAAAGACATAGCCCATTTCATTAAACCTACAGCTTCGCCTTTGTATAATGATTCTATTGCGTCAAAAATAGCCTTTAAACTAATAGCAATGACTGCAACAGCGCCCAATGCAGTAGAAACACCCGCAATACCTTTAGATGCTATTCCAGATTTAATGCCTAATCCTTGGAAACCAAGAGCTAAATTTTGAATCATTCTAACAAATTGCAATCCTTTAATAAGTAACATCACTTGAAATAATATTCTTAATGCCTCTGTGACCAATCCTGTTTTTGCTTGTAATTTTATCATTTTGCCAACAAGCCCTGCTATGCTACCAAGCACCGAAGCAAGTTTTTTCATAAATTGTAAAAGACCTTGTTTGATTAAATCTTTATTTATTTCAAGCCAATTTATTAATTCTGTTGCTATGTCTTTCAGTACAGGTAAAAGTTCTTCTCCCATTTGTATTGCAGTAATTTCTAAATAATCTTGGAGGTTAGACATTAAACCTAAAAATGATTTGGATTGTTTAACCATTAAATTAGCAAATTTACCTGTACCTGTTGAAAGTGTACTCAGAGCTTTATCTACATCTTTAAACCCTATTTTGCCTGCTCTAACCATATCAAGAATTTGATCTTTTGATTTTCCTAAATTGTTTCCCATCTCACCAAGAATATCAACACCAGCCTCAAGAATCATGTTGAGTTCTTCCATCGTGGCCTTGCCCTTGACACTAATTTTTCCATATGCTCTAACTAATGTTGGCAGTTTATCTCTGCCTACACCTGCTGCAATATTTCCAAGATTTGTCATTTTCTCAACAACTTTGTCAGACTCTATACCAAACGCTAATAATTTTTTTGAATTTTCTACAAGACCAGTTAATGTAAATGGTGTGTTTGCTGCAAATTTTGTAATATCTTCGATTAATGCTTTGGCTTTTGTAACACTTCCAGTCATTGTTTCAAAAGCAATTTTAACTTGCTCCATCTCACCGGCTTTTTTTGCTAAATAACCAATACCAGCACCAATGCCAACTACTGCAGCAGATGCAAATAGCGCACCTTTTTTAAGTGATGCAATACCTTTTTTGTATTTATTCATTTGGGCATCATTGGTTTTGAAACCCAACTTGGTGACTAATTCTTGTACTTCAATTCCTGCCATGCGTTCCCCTTATGTTTTCAACATTTCGGCCTGTATTCTATCACGTTCTCTAAGGGCTTCATGGGCATCAAACAAATCTTGCATAGACCATTTTGTTTGAACTTCTTCTAAAGTTGCTATCTTTTCAATCACAGGCCGCCAAATAAACCAGTCTACTTTGCTTTGATTGTCTTTTTCGGCCCCACCGCTGCGGCGACTTTTTCTAAGCTGATGAAGCCGTCCATAAAAGGCAATATTTGCACTACTATTAGCTTGCTGACTAATTTCATCATATGTGGCAATGCGCCTGCAAAATCTATCTCAAAATTTATAGGTCTAGTTTTATCATCTTCTATTATTACAGTTGTTGAAATAATATCTTTTATTATCTGAACTGTTTTGCCATCGCCTAAATTATAACATAATGCTTTGATAGCTTTTTCTATAGACTCACTTTGAATCTCTCCGCTTAGACCTTTTCCTGCCATATCGCTAACAATGATAGCAACCGATTCGCCCATTAACTTAAATAATTTCTCGGTAATATTCAAACCTTTAGTAGTTTGAAATGTTGTCGTTCTGTATGATGTATCATCTATTTGAAAATCAGAAGATGTTATCATGCATTACCCCCAATAATATTAATTAGGTTATCAGTTCTTAAAGTCCAAGATCTTATAGTAATTTCATTGCCATATTCTATATCAGACACTTTTTGAATATAAGTATTTGCAGCTCGATGACTTGATCTTCCTGAATTATCGCTGCAAATGAATTCTCCAAGTCCATCATCTGATAATCTATCAGTTTCAGCAATCGCACTTAGAATGTCGTTTGAATCGCTTGACTGCATTAAATTAATAGTAATAGTTGCAGAATTGTTATTTGACTTAGACCTAGCGCCCTCGCCATCAGCTCCAATGTTTAAACTATAAGCATCGGAATCCATTACTATTGATACTCCTGTTCCTTCACCGAATCCTGTTAAAGAATTTCCGGCTATAGAAACAGCAACTTGTGAAAAATTATATGATGCTAAAGGTTTTGCCATGATTAATACTCCTTGTTTAAATTATAATGTTACTCTTCCAACAATTACAATCTTATGTATTGCGCCTGCTAATGTTGCTTGCCATTCGATATCTGGTAAAATTCTGTTTCCTTTATTAGTATCAGAAACATCAGAAACATCTGGAACATATAAATAATATGCTTCGCCATCAAAAGAATCAGGATCAGCGGCTAATAGTTGTCTATCAATAGCATCGTCAAGTGTTGCCATGATAATACCTTTAACAGTTGTAATACCTGCATTGGTAAACGGAACTTTTTCTGCATTAACTAACAATGACATTAGATTTTCCTGCATCCTTGCAGTAATCCAATCAATGCCCCTGATTATATCAAGGAATTCACCCTGTGCAACTGTGCCTGCTTCCATAAAATTAGCACCCGAAGATGTTACATATAAATTAGCATTTTTTGTTAATACTGCCGTTCTTCTTGTTGCCGTTAAATCAGATGCGGTTATTCCACTTAATTCTTTAAACATCCAAGTATTTGAGCCTGGGTCTTCCGGTAACATTCTACCAAACCATGCTGCATCTGGTTTATCATCAGGAGTTTCATTAAATATAACTGCTGATCTGGTTCTGCTTGCTGTTGCTGTAATGTATGCAATATCAGAAGTTGCAGCACCATCATAAATATTAACATCAGATGAGCAAGTAATGAATACTTTCATTTGAGTTTCAACATAGGCTACAGCTTGTAATACTTCTGCCGCCGTTCTTGATGTTAAATGTAAAGCATACCAATCATCATCACTTAATGCGATTGCTGTTAAATCTTCTGTAACACCAACATTTGCTACTGTTACTGCTATTACAACGCCTGCTTGTGTTAATCCACCAGAAACACCTTCTTCATCTAACACAACTGGCACACCTGCAACTGCTGCTGTGATTGTGATCGTTCTATTACCTACACCGCCAACAACCGCTGTTGCAACGCCTGCTTCTGCTTGAATACTTACAGCAAATGCGTTCATAGTAGCAAGATGAGCAGCTGCATAAAGTTCTGAAACGGTTACACCATCAACATCAACTGTTATTGTATTGCCTGTAATTAAATCAGCATCAACAACTAATGTTTGAACCTGCGCAACCGCAGTTTCTCTAATACCAATTTTAACTAATGTTGGTGATGGTGTTTGTGCAAATGCTGCTTCGGCTGCTTCATATTCATCTGTGGTTGATAAAAAATCAACTAAAACATCTGTTAGACTTTCATATTCTCTAACTGTATTAGCGCCAAACGCACCATTCGGCCCTAATATTAACATTGTACCAAATCCAACTTGAGATACTGTCCTCGTTGATCTGCTTATTGTAACATCTACATAATTTGTTATCGGAACTGACATATTTGCCTCCTAAGGTAAATCTATTAATTCATCGTTTATTTCAACATGTTCTATTAAACCAACATCGTCCGCAGTTTCTACCGCATAACCTATTGTTAATTCTAAACTTGCTCGTTCTTCAAAATCAGTTTCTAGCAGTCCAGTAATATTCTGAACATTACCAACTGATATTATAGTTAATTTGTGAGTAATTATCAAGGCATCTAATACAGATCTTTTATTAAAGGCAGATTGAAGATCTCCAATAGAGTTTAAAGAACCTGTACCAATCATCTGCAAGCCAACTATTCTCTGCCTTTGCCCCTTCATTGTGATTAAACCATTGACATCAGGCGAACCTTCTTCATCGTACATGCCTAATCTTATTTCTCCATCTAATCTCAATACAACATAAGGTTTTCTTGATGGCTTCGGGCCATCATGTTCAGCATATATAACAGTCATACCTGTTTGCTCGTTTATTATGCTTTTCAATCCAAGTTTGATTGTACTATCACTCACTTTTGACCTCTGCTAACATCACTTTATAATGTGTAAGATCTCCATTCCATACTTCAACTGCTTGAACTTCGAATGTCGTGCTATCAAAAACTAATCTATCGGCCTTGGAGGCGCTCGATTGAGATGCTGTATATAATCTTGTCGCTGTGTAGCCCT